CTGAGAAACACACCACACGACGCCTGGGTACAGGATGCGGTTGGCCATGCTAGTCACTTTCTCGCCGGCCGCGATCATCTTCGCAAGAGGGCTGTTACGCCCCCTGCAGCAGATGCGTGACTTCCCAGTCAGCTGCCCTCCGCAGCTGTAGCACAAGCCCCAACCATAACCACCACCGACTGAGCCCACAGAGCAATACTGGCGGGCCACTGCCGAAGCGAGGGTCGCGACGTCATCGGGATCACCACGAACGTCATATCCTCGGGCAGCCCAATCTCCCATCCAGCGTGTTGCCAGGGCAGTCTCGATCGGGTCTGAGCGCGTAAGTCGCATTGCCGTGCAGCGCGCTTTGAACAACTCAGACTTGTCGACCTCTCCGAGGGCTGGGTGGACCTTAGCGTCGGCCGGCTCTGCGAAGAGTGTTGTGGAAATGGAACAAGGCTTGGCCACCAGGACCGGGTGACCATCCCAGGTTACCCGCAGGATATCCCAACTATAGCCATCGGCTGTGAGACGATCTCCTGCGGTGAAAAACTCGTCTTCGGTCTGGCCATCCGTAAATCTACGGCGGCCAATCCTGGTGACGGAGGAACCAAGATTAACGTCGGAGTAATACACCGCCGTCCCGTACCTGTGAAAATTGCCAAGCGTGGCAGAAGCCAGGTCCGGGCGGATCACATTGGTGTAGAGCCACTGACGCATCATGGACGTGTCGCGGCGCTCCTTCGCTAAGTACCCAGCAACCCACTCGCCGACGAAACTTCGGCGGTGGGCTGGGGCCCACGTACTTCCCACTCTTTGGCGGCCAGACAAACGGTCCGATCACGTCAAGCGGTCCATACGGGGGCGGTGAATACCCGTCGACGCAAGCCGGATCCCTTTTCACTGGTTCGGGCTTGGTTCCCTCGACAGGCTGTGGGCAGGCCACTGCGCCATTGCGGTCTGGCGCAGGTTTGGGGGCGTCGGCCGTCGCCGCGGCCGGCCCTCGGGGTGCAGCATCGCCCACAATGTCAGCGAGAACGGCCTCTGGCACTTTAATAGCCAAGCTCGAAGGCTTGGATATTGGTAGGGCATGAATTGCACCATTCCCAGCTGGGATGATTGCGACTGCCCCGCCGTGCTCTGAGCCCCTCCCGAAGACCTGCTGCCCCTTTAAAAGCCCATCCTTATCGAGAAGGTAGACAGTGATGGCCGTTCGTGCTTCACGAGCATATCGGCCAATCACGCCGTCCAACTTCTCAATCTTGACCTCTCCCCACTTCTGGTCGAAGAAGCCCATGGGCTTGGTGCTGAAAGCAAGAAGGGACAAAAACAGACAGCTAGGTCCATCAGAAGCATGCTCCTTAATGTACTTCGCCATCATCGCCGCATTCTCCTTCGTTGCATACATTGCACCCTCATCAAGTGCTTTCGCCCACTCATAGCCTTTCCAGGCCTCGAGTGCAGCTGGGTTCGCACAGTGACCCTGCTTAACTTGATTGCGTCGACGACCACAACCATTAGCTGCTACACCAC